CTATTTACGAGCCCCGCCCAGGGGCAGGTTGAGGTTTACTCATGCCCACCAGCAAGCCCACACCGGAGCCGCACTGGCTCAACCGCAAGGACATGGCCGCCAGTCTCGGCATATCGGTGCAAGCCTTTGATAAGTGGGGCATCGAGCCCATCGCCCGCATCGGTGGCCGCAAGTACTTCGACGTTCGTTCGGTGCTGGATACCAAGCTGGCGGAGATGGAAGCCAGACATCAACAACAGCAACCCCAGGGCGACGGCGACGAGGAGATCGACCCCTTGCTCGCCTACCGCAAGGAGCAGGAGGAGTATCGGCTCACCAAGGCCCGCCGCGAGGCCCAGGAGTTGAAGAACGACCGGGATGCTCGACGCGTCGTGCCCGTGGAGTTCGCCATCTACTCGCTGTCCCGCGTGGCCGCTGAGATCGCCGCGATCCTCGACACGCTGCCGCTGACCATGAAACGCAAGCACCCGGACCTGGAGGCTCGCCACCTCGACACCCTGAGCCGCGAGCTCGCCAAGGCCCGCAACCAGGCCGCCGGCCTCCACGAGACGATCCCCGAGCACCTTGATGAGTATCACGACACCCTTGCCCACGGCTGAGCTGGTCACGCCGCTGCAAGGGGTGGAGTGGGCCAAGACCGTGCGCCAGGGTCTGCTCGGGCTCTACCGCCCCGAGCCGCTGACCGCCGTCGAGTGGGCAGATCGCCACTTCTACCTGTCGAGCGAGTCGAGCTACCACGAGGGGCGCTGGACCACGCTGCCCTTCCAGGTGGCGATCCTCAACGCGATGGGCAACGACGAGATCCGCACCATCAACGTGGTGAAGAGCGCGCGCCTCGGCTACACGAAGATGCTGCTGGCGGCTGCCGGCTATCTGCTTGAGCACAAGAAACGCAACATCCTGACCTTCTCGCCGACCGACACGGACGCCGAGTCGTTCATGAAGACGCACCTCGAGACCATGGTGCGCGACGTGCCGGTGGTGCTGGAGCTGGCGCCCTGGCACGGCATGAAGCACCGCGACAACACCCTCAGCGCCAAGCGCTTCGCCAACGGCAAGCAGGTGTTCGTGCATGGCGGCAAGGCCGCGCGCAACTACCGCGAGAGGTCGGTCGATGCCGTCATCTACGACGAGCTGGCGGCCTTCGACGAGGACATCGAGAAGGAAGGCTCACCGACCACCCTGGGCGACAAGCGACTGGAGGGCTCGACCTACCCCAAGAGCATCCGCGGCTCCACGCCCAAGGTGCGAGGCCAGTGCCAGATCGAGGCCGCCGCCCAGGAGTCCCCGCACCGGCTGCACTTCCACGTGCCTTGCCCCCACTGCGGCGAGCGCCAGGTGCTCAAGTGGGGCGGGCCGGATACCGAGTTCGGCATCAAGTGGGACAAGGGCAAGCCCGAGACCGCCTTCTACCAGTGCGAGGCCAACGGCTGCGTCATTAAGCAGCACGAGCTGCAGGACGACAGCCGCCCCCACGGCGTGAAGGAAGGCGAGTGGGTGTGCGAGGTAGACGGCACCCGCACCCGCGACGGCCTCGACTGGTTCGACGCCGAGGGCGAGCCGATCCCCACGCCGGAGAGCGTCACCTTCTACCTGTGGACGGTGCTTTCGCCGTTCACCACCTGGGAGCGCATCGTTCGCGACTTCCTCAAGTCGAAGGACAGCCCCAGCAAGCTCAAGACCTTCGTCAACACCACCCTGGGCGAGACCTGGGAAGACGAGCTGGGCGAGAAGCTGGAGTGGGAGACCATCTTCGGCAGGCGCGAAGTGTTCGACGCCGTGCCGGCTGGCGCCGTGGCGCTGTTCGGCGGCATCGACACCCAGGACGACCGCTACGAAGGCCGCGTCTGGGCCTTCGGTGCCGACGAGGAGAGCTGGCTGGTCGATCGCTGGATACTCTACGGCGACCCTGCCGGCCCCGAGCTCAAGCGCAAGGTCGGCGAACGGCTGCGGCGTAGCTACAAGAAGGCCAGCGGCGAGGCGCTCACCGTCACCCGCTGGTGCTGGGACTCCGGCGGCCACTACACCGATGAGGTCTACGCCCAGAGCAAGCAGCATGGCCTGATGTGGGTGGTGCCGATCAAAGGCGCGAGCCAGTACGGCAAGCCCATCGCCAACTTCCCGCGCAAGCGCAACGCCAAGGGCGTATTCCTGACCGAGGTGGGCACCGACAACGCCAAGGAGCTGATCTACAACCGGCTCAAGATCCAGTCCCAGCCCGGCAAGTCCATCGCCGGTTGTGTTCACCTGCCCGCCAACGACGAGATCTGCGGCGAAGACGAGATCCGCCAGCTCACCGCCGAGATCAAGATGGCCAAGATCGAGCGCGGGCGCCGTGTCTACCGCTGGGAATCCGGCGGCCGGCGCAACGAGGCGTTGGACTGCTTCGTCTACGCCCTGGCCGCGCTGCGCATTTCGCAGCAGCGATTCGGCCTCGACCTCGACGATGGCCCGCCGCCCTCCGGCGGCCCGCCCGAAGGGGGCGCGCCCACGCCGCCGCCGGCCACGCCCGCCCCGGCCCAGCCCGCGGGTGGCGGCTGGCTTCAGACCGATGGAGGGGGATGGATGTGATGGACGAAGATGCCGTCAAGGAAATAGAAAGCAACCTGCTGGCCGCCAGATCCGCTGTGGCGGAGTACGAGATGGATTTGGCTGAACTGGAGAGGCTGGAGCGCATCGCGATGGAAGAGCGTTCAAAAATTGAACCCTTATGCCGTTGGCCGGCGTCTTCAGAATCGTCCGCATAGAGGAACACCCATCATGTCCGAACCGCTGACCATCCGACTAGATGCCGACACCGTGTCGAGCCTAGAGTCGCTCAAGCGTGAAATCGATGCCGCGCTACCAGAGGGAGTGGCTCCGCCACTCAGCTTGGCAGCACTGGCTCGCCATGCGATCCGCGAGCAAACCAAGCGCGAAGCTGCTAAGCTAAGCGAGCGGCTAGGGTAGCTCCCGAATCGTCAGTCTTCCCGCCTGACTTGCCGCGTCCCATCCAACATGCGGGAGCGACTCGGGAGGTCGTGATGCGCGGTTATAAGCCTGACCCAAAACACGAACAAGCCTACAACCTTCATCAAAAGGGTGTGAGCAAAGCGGAAATTGCCCGCCGATTTTCGGTTTCATCAACCACCGCTGGCTGGTGGATTAACAAGTTCGAGCACAACCTAAGCCGAAAGCCTGAGTATCCGGCCTGGGCCGAGTCACTTACTACCCGATCCTTTCTCCAACTTCGCCACGAAGTTGGAGATGAGGTGATGAAGATGGAAGCTCACGAAGCTCGGGATAAGGTCATGGGGATTGACCTGATGAAGATACCGAATCTCGGAAAAAAGAGTGCTCAGGAGATCATGGACTCCCTCGGAGCTGATCTTCATTACGCGGAGCCGCAGTTCAGCGAGTCGCACGCCAAAGCATGCATCTCCTATCTGGAGAAGTGGGGCTACAAGGTGACCCCGCCTGACAAGTAGCGCCACCAGCACCACCCCAATACTAGAGCCCCGCCCTCGCGGGGCTTTCTTATGCCCGCTAGGGCGAGGAGACCGCCATGGCCACCACCGCCCAGCAGATGGTCGATTACTACACCGAGGCGGAGATCGCCGCACTCGAGGGCCGGATGTTCATGTTCAACGGCCGCCAGGTGATGAGCCAGGACCTGACCCAGATTCGCTCCGGCCGCAAGGAGTGGGAGCGCAAGCTCGCCGCCGAGAAGGCGTCATCCAGCGGCGGTCATCCCGGCATCGCGTTCACGAGGTTCCTGTGAAGAATTTCATCGACCGCATCATCGAGCCGTTCGCGCCGGGCACCGTGGTCAGCCGCCTGGCCGCGCGCCAGGCGATCCAGGCCTACGAGGCCGCCAGGCCCAACCGCAACCACAAGGCGATGCGCGAGCCGCGCTCCGGGGATCTCGCCGTGCAGCTCGCCGGCAAGTCGCTGCGCGAGCAGGCCCGCTGGCTGGATGAGAATCACGACCTGGTCACCGGCATCTTCGACCGCCTCGAGGAGCGCGTGGTCGGCGCCCACGGCATCGGCGTCGAGCCCCTGCCGCTGGACAACCAGGGCGAGGTGATGACGGATCTCGCCGCCGAGATCAAGGCCGCCTGGGGCGAGTGGTCGCTGGCGCCGGAGACCAGCGGCGAGCTGACCCGCCCGCAGATGGAGCGGCTGGTCTGCCGCAGCTGGCTGCGCGACGGCGAGGCGCTGGCGCAGGAGATCCAGGGCCGTGTGGCGCTCTACGACTACCTGACCGACGTGCCCTACGCCCTGGAGCTGCTCGAAGCCGACTACCTGCCGCTGGACCACGACGACCCGGGCAATGGCATCTATGCCGGCATCGAGCGCAACGCCTGGCGGCGGATCCGCGGCTATCACATCTTCAAGGCCCACCCGGGCGACACCCGCGCCTTCACCTTCAAGGGCCAGCTGAAGTTCGTGCCGGCGGAGAGCATGATCCACCTGGCGCACCGCAAGCGCCTCGGCCAGAGCCGCGGCGTCACCATCCTGCATGCCGTGCTGCGCCGCCTGGCCGACCTCAAGGACTACGAGGAGAGCGAGCGCGTCGCCGCACGACTCGCCGCCGCCCTGACGATGTACATCAAGAAGGGCGACCCGGCGCTCTACGGCACCGGCCAGGCCACCGAGGAGGGGCAGCGCACCATCCCCGTGGCCCCCGGCATGGTCTTCGACGGCCTGCAGCCGGGCGAGGACGTGGGGATGATCGAGAGCAATCGGCCCTCCTCACTGCTCGAGGGCTTCCGCGGCTCGATGATCCGCGCCGTCTCCGCCGGCACGCGCATGGGCTACTCCACGGCGAACCGCGACTATAACGGCACCTACAGCGCCCAGCGCCAGGAGCTGGTGGAGGCTCAGCTGGGCTACGAGCTGCTGCAACGCGAGTTCATCGACGGCTTCTGCCGCCGCGTCTACCGCGACTGGCTGCGCGTGGCCGTGGCCAGCGGGCAGGTCGAACTGCCGCGCAACCTCGACGAGCGCACGCTCAACAACGCCGTCTACATGGGGCCGGTGATGCCCTGGATCGACCCGGCCAAGGAAGCCCAAGGCTGGGAGCGCATGATCCGCGCCGGCGGCGCCGACGAGGCCGAACTGGCCCGCGCCCGCGGCCGCAACCCACAGGAACTCAAGCGCAACCGCGAAGCGGAGATCGCCCACAACCGCGAGGCCGGGCTGGTGTACAGCTCCGACCCCTACCACGACCACTACGCTGGAGGCTCAGATGCCCAAGCAGACCCCGAGCCCGACGACGATGAGTAGCGGGCACTGGTACACCATCCGCGCCGCCCGCCGTGGCGTGGCCGAGGTGACGCTCTACGACGAGATCGGCGGCTGGGGTGTACGGGCGGCAGACTTCCGCGCTGACCTGCGCGCCATCGGTGATGTGTCGCAGATCAACCTGCACATCCACTCGCCCGGCGGCGACGTGTTCGACGGCATGGCCATTTACAACCTGCTGGCCGACCACCCCGCTAGGGTCAACGTCCGCATCGACGGCCTGGCCGCCAGCATGGCCAGCGTCATCGCTATGGCGGGCGACACCATCACCATTCCCGAGAACGCCATGATGATGATTCATCGGCCATGGGGGATGCAGGGCGGCGATGCCGACGACATGCGGCAATACGCAGACCTGCTGGACAAGGTGGAGGCCAACCTGATCTCGGCCTACACCCGCAAGACCGGGTTGAGTGACGACGAGGTGCGCGACCTGCTCGCCGCCGAGACGTGGCTCACCGGCCCTGAAGCGGTGGAACGTGGTTTCGCCGACATGATCGCCGAGCCGCTCACCGCGGCCGCATCGCTTTCTAGCAACCGCATGAAGGAGTTTTCCCACATGCCCAAGCAAATGCAGGATCTCATGAATCAGCCCAGCGGCCAGGGCCAGGAGCCGCAGGCCACCCAGCAACCCGAAGCCAAGGTGGAAGAGCAAAAGCCCGCCGCCAAGGCCGAAGACTTCGAGCCCAAGGCCGCGAAGTTCACCCCGGCGGAACCTGCCCACGCCACCACCGCCGCCGAGTTCAAGGCGCACGAGCAGGGCCGCCGCCAGGCGATCAAGGCCGTGTTCAGTGCCTTCGACGGCAAGTTCGACGACATCGAGCGCGACTGCCTCGACGACCTGGAGATCAATGCCGAGATGGCCAAAGACAAACTGCTCGCGGCCCTGGGCCGTGACACCACCCCGACTGATGGCCCGCGTCGTGACGCTGGCGCCTTCGCCGACAACGGCAACATCGTCGGCGACGGCATCCGCAACAGCGTGGCCGGTCGCATCGGCCTGGAGAAGCGCGAGAAGGACAACGCCTACGTCGGCATGACGCTGGCCGAGCTGGCGCGTGCCTCGCTCACCGAGCGCGGTGTCGGCGTGGCCGGCATGGATCGCCTGTCCATCGTTGGCATGGCCTTCACCCACTCCTCCAGCGACTTCGGCAGCCTGCTGGCCGACGTGGCGCACAAGTCCATGCTGCGCGGCTACGAGGAAGCGGAGGAGACCTTCCAGCGCTGGACCACCCGCGGCGTGCTGACCGACTTCAAGCCGATGCACCGCGTGGATCTCAGCACCTTCCCCAGCCTGCCCGAAGTGGCCGAGGGTGCCGAGTACACCTACGGCTCGATCGGTGACCGCGGCGAGCAGATCGCCCTGGCCACCTACGGCAAGCTGCTGTCGATCACCCGCCAGGCCATCATCAACGATGACCTCAGCGCCTTCGATCGCATCCCGCGCCTGATGGGCCGCGCCGCCATCCGCACCGTGGGCGATCTCGTCTACGCCGTGCTGACCGGCAACCCGGCCATGTCGGATGGCAACAACCTGTTCAGCTCCGCGCACAAGAACCAGCTCACCGCTGGCGCGCTTTCCATCGCGCGGATCGACGAGGCCAAGACCAAGATGGCCACCCAGAAGGACGGCAAGGCGACCCTCAACATCCGCCCGAGCTACCTGCTGACCCCGGTGGCGATGGAGAGCACCGCCCGCGCCCTGCTGGCCGCCGAGTACGACCCGGCCTACACCAGCAGCAACGTGCCCAACCCGGTGCGCGGCATGGCCGAGGTGATCGCCGACGCCCGCCTGGACGACGCCAGCGCGACCACCAGCTACATGACCGCCGCCCCCGGCGCGTTCGACACCGTGGAAGTGGCCTACCTGGATGGCCGCGACACCCCCTACCTCGAAGAGCAGCAGGGCTACACGGTGGATGGCGCGACCTTCAAGGTGCGCATGGATGCCGGCGTGGCACCGCTCAGCTGGCGCACCATGGTCAAGATGCCCGGCTCCTGATCGAGCCTGATCGTCCCCTGACGCGCCCGGCACCCCGCCGGGCGCGCTTGTTTCCGAACTCAGTATCCAAAGGAGCCACATCATGGCGACCAACTTCATTCAGGATGGGCAGACCATCACCTGGACCAACGGCACCGGCACCGCTGTTGCCTCCGGCGACCCCGTGGTGGTCGGCGGCCTGCTCGGCGTGGCGGTGACCGACATCGCCAATGGCGACAGCGGTGCGGTGATCGTCGAGGGCGTGGTCGAGATCCCCAAGGCCACCGGCAGTGCTATCAACCAGGGCGCCGCCGTGGATTTCGATGTTTCCACCGGACTGGCGGATGGCGCGCTGACTCCGGCCACTGGTGATCTCAGTGGCTGCGGCGTGGCCTGGGCCACCGCTGCCAGCGCTGACGAGACCGTAATGGTCAAGCTCAACGCCCGCGCCGCCTCCATCACCTGATGATGGAGCTAGGCGAACGCACTGCCCGGGCCGTCATGCGGCGGTTCGGGCAGGATGCGACCTACACCCCCAATGGGGGCGACCCTGTGACCGTGCGCGTGGTGCTCGACCGCAACGTCGAGCGCACCATCGCCGGCATGCAGGGAGCCACCATGGAATCCCGCACCCAGCTCACCGGCTACACCGCCGACATCGGCGATGCCGACCGTGGCGACACCGTGACGCTGGGCGCCGAGACCTGGCGACTGGTCTCCAAGGGCTTCGCCGTGGGCGATGCGCAGAGCATCGCCGACGGCTACCTCACCACCTGGATCGTCAAGCCCGAGCGCTCATGACAGGAGGCCACCATGGCCATCACCCCGCTGAAGATCACAGTGGACCGCTCGGCGGTGCGCTCCGTCTATGACGACCTGGCGCACATCAAGAACGGCGCGCCGCGGGCGATGAGCCGAGCGATCAACCACACCCTGGGCGTGACGCGGACCGAGGCCAGCACCGAGATCCGCAAGCAGGTCAAGCTCAAGGCCGGCTACGTCAAGGACAAGCTCAAGATCCAGAAGGCCACAATCAGCAAGCCGATGGGCGCCATCCGCACGCCAACCCGCGGCACCCTGCTGACCCGCTACCCGCACCGCGAATACAAGCGCGGCGGTATCGGCGTGCAGGTGAAGCCGAGCGGCGGCAAGCAGAAGATGCCCGGGGCGTTTTTCATCACCTTCGGCAACGGCGTGCAGGGCATCGCCATCCGCACCAAGTACGGCCCCGGCCTCGGCCGATCCGAAGGGCTCAAGGTGCTGTATGGCCCATCCACCAGCCAGGTCTTCACCGACGTGAAGGACGACCTTCAGGCACCCAGCGGCAACCGGCTGATGCAGCGCCTGGCCTACGAGGCCGACCGCCTGCTGGCCAAGCAGTAGACCGCCCTTAAACAAGAGCAGGAGCCACGATGGCGACCCCCATCCGCGAACAGATCCTCGAGGCGCTGGCGGCCAAGCTCTCGGGCCTGCCCGAGTTCGACGGCCACGCCGCCCAGCGGGCGAACTCAGAGCTCGACATCGACAGCCTGCCGGCGATCAGCCTGTGGGATGGCAGCGATGCCACCGTGGAGCAGGATCAGCGCTACGGCCAGGCGGTGGTGACCACCCAGGTCGGCGTCGAGACTGTGCACCAGGCCAACGCCGATTACCGCACCTGGAGCACCCAGGCCAACACGATACTCGCCACGCTGATCGCCGGCGCCACCGGCGGCGACCGCACCCTGGGCGGGCTGGTGGACGACGTGCGCTACGCCGGCACCACGCTCTACTACCCCGAACCGGGCAGCGACATCATCGGCGTCGACCTCGTGCTCGAGGTCCGCTGGCGCCACGACCTGGGCGACCCGACCACCAATTCCATGGGCTGATGCCCCGCGCAGGAGACCGACGATATGGCCACCCTTCAAGAGATGCGCAGCGAGACGCTGCCGCACCGCACCGATGTGCGCTGGTTTCACAGCGAGACCGTGACCGACGCCACCAGCGAGCCGCTGGTGCTGCCGGCGCTCGATCGAGACAGCGCCGGCGTGGCCGTGACGCCCGGCACCTCGGCGCGCGTCGAGTACAGCCTGAGCAGTTACGCCGACATCGAGGGCGATACCGCCACCTGGCATGAGTGGCCCCATGGCGACATCGCCGATGCCCTGTCCGATGCGGTGGATGCACGGGTAACGGCGCTGCGTCTGGTCAGCACCGGCGTGAGCGGCTGGGAGGTGACGGCATGAGCGTATGGAAGGGTGGTCTGTGGGCCTCCGAGCGCCAATGGAGCAAGGCCCCGCTAAGCCTCGGCCCTGGGCCGCAGATTCTAGCGGCCGGCGACGGCACTGACGGTTGGTATGGCGAGGTGCCAGCCGCTGATTTCTTCACCGGCGATGAGCTGGCCTCGATCCTGGGGGTCACCGAAGGCACGGCGCAGAACTCTGATGCTGGGTGGCTCAAGTTCCAGAGTGAGGGGAAGGTGCTGTTCGTGGCCAAGCGTCCGCTGCGCCACTCCATCAGCTGGGATCATCTCTACAGCCGCGGCATCGTGTATGGCACCGACGACAATGGCGCCAACCCGCGCGGCACGCCGGTCAACCAGCGCACCACGGTCAAGCTGGGCGGCAACGAGTACATCGTCCGCCTGCTGACCTGCGCCCATGCCGACCCCTTCGCCGAGAGCGATCCGCTGTTCTTTACGGCGGACATGTATCAGGGCGATTTCGGTGGTGGCAGCGAGTGGAATAGGCTGATCTACCGCGTCAACGCCGCAGTGCCCAGCGACCCCGCCGTCGATGGCATGGTTGCCGAACGTCACGGCGGTCCCCAGGTGGGCGACAACTGGGCCAGCTATACCGACAGCGACCTGGGTCATATTGGAAGTGGCCGTGCCTGCTGGGGTCAGGAGATGTCGGATACCACCTCCTCCCCCCGTGTCTATCGTGGCAATGGCGTCGTTGCGTACTTCACTCGCAACGGCGCGAACTACACGTATAGCGGCTACGGTTGGCGGCCCTGCCTTGAACTGATCACTGACCACTGACAGCGCGCCGCGGGGTGAGCTTGCCTCACCCAGGCGCGCTTGAGGAGAT